CATGACCGGGGACTCCGGGACCGAGAACCGGGTTATTGCATGGGATGGTGTTTCGTCAGCTCCAGCCGCGAACGCATCTATTGCTACGATCAACGCAACAGCGGGATGGCGGTGCATCGGCGGGAATGAGTTGCACCGTTACACCGATCTATGTTTCGGCCCTGCAGGCATCTACTCGATGCCAGACGCCGACACCGAGGCCGCAGAGGCGGGGACGATTGCCTTTGTTGGCACGACGCTGCCGCGCACGCTGGACTATGTCGCGTCTATCGGTCCCGCCGTTGGTCGCATCAGCCTGTGCCCGCCAATAATGGCGTTGCGCAGCGCACAGGGATGGGCTGCATTTGTGACGTTTCGGACGACTGGCGCCGCAGAAAACTATCTGCAAATCTGGCTACAGGCTGACCCTAACGGAAATCTTCCATGGCGCCTTGCGAACAAGATTCGCAACTACCTGACCGAGACAGCGACACCGGCGCAGTTTTTCATCGGAACTGACGGAGCGATTTACCTCAGCGGCTGGTTTGGCAGCGCGGTCCAATTCACGAGCGCCTCGAAGTTGACAACCGCCATCCGGTTCGACGTAGCAGCGTATACAGGCAGGTTAACGACGTTCGACGGGCCCTGATTCCCATCCACTGCAGGTCCACATAGAAACCCAAAGAACAAGCAACCCCGAACGAACGCGGGATTTGTAGCGGCTTAAATGCCGCTTTTTTTCGTTCAAAAAACGTCGAGAGACGCAGGGGCCAAAGCCTAACAAGCTGCGGCCATAGACCCCATGGAACCAGAACTGGAGCAACCCACTACGGTGGATTCCGAAGTTGCGGACACTGAGCCGCAGATCGTTGATAACGAAGTAGCTGACACGTTAGCCGATGAGCCGCAAGCGGTGGAAAGCGACGAGGACGATTACGAAGTTGGAGACGATAAGTATCGAATCCCGAAGACGCTCAAGGCGCACCTGGACGAGTTGAAGGCGGGGAATCTTCGCAACGAAGACTACACGCAGAAAACGCAGTCGGTGGCCGAACAGCGCAGGGCATTCGAAGCTGAACGGCAAGCATTTGCCCAACAGCAACAGCTTGCATCGCAGCACATCGAGAAGGTCGCGGAAATCAAGGCGATAGACCGGCAACTGGAGCAATACCAGAAGCTGGACTGGAACGCCCTGGTTGACGCTGACCCGGTGAATGCGATGAAGCTAGACCGCCAGATGCGCGAGTTGCAACAGCAGCGCAATGCATCTGTGCAGGCAATCGAGCAAGCGACGGCACGATCGTCTTATGAATCGCAACAGGAAACTGCACGGCGAATTCAAGAGGCAAAGGCCACGCTCTCGAAGGAAATCAAAGGTTACGGCTCGCCCGAGGTAATGAAAGAACTCGGTGCTACGGCAAAGGCATTCGGATATCGGGATGAGGAGTTGGCAAACGTCAACGACCCTCGCGCGGTGAAGTTGCTTTACGAGGCCAGCCAATACCGAAAGCTGATGGCGAAGGCGAAGACAGCGGAGAAACCCGAGGTGAAACCAATCACACGGATTGCCGGCGCAGGAGCTACGGCTCAACGAGACCCATCTGCAATGACGGATGTTGAGTTCGCCAAATGGCGGCATCGGCAGATCGCTCAACGCAGGTAACACAAACCCTTAACGCCGAGAGGCGCTGGAGTATTTCATGAGCAACAATCTTGTCACGATTGACATGGTGACCCGCGAGGCACTGCGCATTGCGCACGAGTCTTGCCAGTTCATCGCAACCACTGATCGTCAGTACGATTCGAGTTTCGGCAAGACCGGAGCCAAGATCGGCGATTCGCTTCGCGTTCGCAAGCCCAACCAGTACTCGCGCACCCAAGGTTCGCGGGTGATGGACGTACAGGACCAGGACGAGCAGACAAGCACGGTGACCGTTGCAACGCAGGATCACGTCGACATGCGTTTCAATTCTGCCGAGTTGGCGCTTGACCTTGACGACCTTAGCAAACGGTACATCGAGCCTGCTGTGAAGGTGCTTGTGTCGAGCATCGAGGCCGACTATCTGGCATATGCAACGAAGAAGGTATACAACGTCGTCGGCACTGCTGGTACTGCGATCACTAACCTGTCCACTCCTGGGCTGGCCCGTGCTCGATTGAATCAGATGCTTGCGCCGAAGGATCGCAATCGCGCAATCCAGATGGACAGCATCACCATGGCCGGACTGGTCAACGGAGTTGCGTCGTACTTCAACCCGAGCGCTGCTATTTCCGAGCAGTACAAGGAAGGGCTGGTTGCGCGCACGTCGATGGCTGACTACTACGAAAACGAGCGTGTTTGGTCGATGACCAATCCTGCCGACATCGTTGGTACGACTGCCGCCGCTGCTGCCGTGACCGATGGCGGTACAAACATCACGCTGGCATCGCTTTCCACGGCGACGACTGATGGCATGGTGTTCACGGTGGCAGGCGTCTATGCCTGTCACCCTGAGACGAAGCAGAGTCTCGGTTACCTGCAGCCGTATGTTGTCGTCACTGGCGGCACCACGACGCAGGAAGTATCGCCGGCAACCATCCTGACAGGTCCGCGTCAGAACGTGTGCTCTGCTGCTGGTGCGCAACTGGCGACTACCGCATACAACGGCACTTCGGTTGCATTGGCGTTCTTCGGCGCTGCAAGCAAGACCTACGCTCAACCTCTGATGTACCACAAGGAAGCGTTCCAATTCATCACGGCTGATCTGCCGCTGATGGACGATGCCCACAAGTGCGTGCGTCGGACTCAGGATGGGCTCTCGCTTCGTGTGTGGCAGGCGTCGGACATCCGCAACGATGAGTTGTTGATGCGTATCGACATACTCTACGGCATGGCTGCGCTGCGACCCGAGTGGGCGTGCCGCATGATCGGCGCTGAATCGGCTTAAGTGATCGGGGCTTCGGCCCCTTTCACATCAACTTTTGAAAGGAAATCATCATGGCAAGTTATGAACGAGTGGACTATGGATCCAACGATGGATGCCAAGTTGGCGGAGCGGCGACCGACAAGGTTGGGTTTTACGGCGCAACGCCGGTCGTGCAGCGCGCGGCTGCTGTCCAAGCCGCGTCAGTTGTGTCGGCATCGTCCTACATCTCGGTCGCCAGCAATACGGCTGCATTCGCCGCAGAGGTTGCGGCAACGTTGACGGGACTGGGACTGTGGAAGGGCGGGGCTTAATGGCCCCTGCAAATCGCAAGGTTTGCTTTTGCATACCGACGGTTACCAGGCCGTACCAGCAATGTCTGGACAGCCTGGAATCGTCGGTACCGCTTCTTACCGGGTGGGATCATGTTTTGGTCCATGAGGTTGGAAGCCCCTATATCTCGGCTGCGCGTGCAACGATGCTTCGAAAAGCATTGGACGCTAAAGCCGATGTGATCGTGTTCATCGATCACGATTTGTCGTGGCGTCCTGGCGACTTGATCGAGCTCATAGAGACACAGGGCGACGTTGTTGGCGGAACGTATCGTTTCAAGCAGGATGAGGTGTCCTACATGGGCACGCATTACAGCAAGCAGGACGGAACGCCGCTTGTGATCAATGGCCGCATCAAGGCAAAGACGTTGCCGGCAGGATTCCTGAAGATCACCAAAGAAGCCGTGGATCGGTTCATGGCTGCATACCCGCATCTTTGCTACGGTCCTAAATACAGCCAATCGGTTGATCTGTTCAACCACGGCGCGCACGAAGGGTTGTGGTGGGGTGAGGATTACGCCTTTTGCCGCAATTGGGAAGCAACTGGTGAGCCGTTGTGGCTGGTGCCGGATTTGCAGCTTGACCATCACGCTAAAGACCGGACGTATGCCGGCAACTATCACGAGTATTTGCTCAGACAGCCTGGAGGATCGGAGTGCAAGTAACGTTTACAAAGCCGGGGCGTGTTGGCTATCAGTACGCCAATTCCGAGCGCGACGTGAAGTGGATTGAGTCGCAGGGATGGACGCGTGTGAACCAGCCAGAACCCGCGAAGTGGGTCGAGGCATCAGCGCCTACCCGGCCATTCAAGAATGAACTAGTGTCGGTTGAATTGACGGCACCAAAACGCGGTCGCCCGCGTAAATCGCAATGAGCATCGCAACCTATGCCGAGTTGGTAACCGCGCTGGACGGTGCCAGCGGCTATCTGCATCGTGGCGATTTGACGGCGAAGATTCCAGACTTCATCAAGGTCGCAGAGTCGCGCATCAATCGCAAATTGCGGGTTCTGCTGCAGGAGACGGAAACCACGCTAACAGCGACAATAGGCAGTCGGTTGATGGCTGCGCCTTCTCTATTTGGCACTCCCATTGCGTTGTGGCTTGAGACATATCCACCGCGGGAAGAGTTGATCTACCGCACACCCGAAGACCTGCCGGTTACGACATGGAACTCAAGCAGCGACTTCTACACGGTCGATGGTGACTACATCGCCACGGAGAACCCTGCGGACATCGCCTACAGCTACACGCTGCGGTACTGGACGAAGTTCGACCTTGAGACGACATTGACGAACACGGTTCTAACGAACTACCCGGACATCTACATCTACGGCACGTTGGTTGCATCGACAGCATGGACGCAGGACATGAGCCAGTTGCAGTTCTGGGCGCAGCAGCGCGACGAAGCGATGGCCGAGGCAATGGCCGACACACGACAAACCAAGGGCAAGGCAACGCTGCGAACAGAGTTCGGCGGGTCAAGTCCTAATATATTGCGGGGGTTTTAGATGGCAATAGACACAGCAGCCTATGTCGCTTTATTCGACACCACCAAGCCTACCGGCAGTGATCCTAAATCCGAGGGTGACGACAACCTACGACACATCAAGAAGGTTCTGAAAGACACGTTCCCCTATATCACCGGCGCAATTACACCGACTGATGCGCAGATAAATTACCTGTCCGGAGTCACTAGCAGCGTTCAGACTCAGATAAATGCGAAAGCGGACAAGACTGCAGTCTATGGTGCCATCGGAACCTACGTTATGGCAAAAGCACCGTCCGCAGTGAATGGCGGCGCAACGATTGCCGGCAACACTCTTGAACCTGCAGGCATAACCACTGGCGGCGCCCACGTGTTAAGTGCTTCTTCTGTGTTTACTGGATCGTGGATGTGCATGGGCTATGCGCCGAACGGATCTGATGTTTCAATGTTTGTGAGGGTTTCGTGATGAACATCAGGAACGCAAAGCACGTCGCTGGTGGACTCATCAACTGCGAGTACGAACACCCGCAATTGGGGTGGATTCCGTACACAGCATCTCCCAATGATGTCGAGCAGATTGGCCGCGACATCTACGCTATTGCGGCTGCAGGAGAGGTCGCGGAGGCTGATGCTCCGGTTGTTGTGGTTCCTGAGTCGATTTCGCCACGGCAGTTCCGGCAGGCGCTGACCGCATCCGGGCTTCGATCTGCAATCGAATCTGCTATTGCTGGAAGCGATCAGGACACAAAGGACTGGTACGAGTTCAGCACATCGTTTGAGCGTCACCACCCTGTTGTGGTAGCAATGGTCGCAAGTCTCGGGTACACCGAACAGCAAGCGGACGCAGTGTGGACACTTGGCGCCAGCCTGTAATGATCGAAACTATAAGCAATTGCGGGATTGGCCTAAACACCGATCTAAGCCCAGAAGAGCTTGGGTCTGGTGTTTGGTCTGAGACTGAGAACATCCGATTCAACAATGGATATGCCGAGCGCTTCGCTGGCATGTCAAAGGTGTTTAACACGCCTTCCGTGACCCCATACTGGATCGCTCCTTTTTCAATATCGACGAAGAAATATGTTGTCCATGCTGGGTTGACTGCAGTTTACGTTGATGACGGCACGACGCGAACAGACATTACCGGCACTGCTCCAACGGGCGCCATTGATAACCGATGGACAGGTGGCACGTTAAACGGCGTCCTTGTGATGAATAACGGTGTCGACAAACCCATGTATTGGGACGGCAATGTTTCTAACAACCTGACGACTCTACCGGGTTGGGATGCCAACGAACTGGCAAAATCAATACGTCCATTCGGTAATTTTCTTGTTGCGGTCGGCATCACGAAGACATCTACAGAATATCCACACATGGTTAAGTGGAGTAGTTCTGCTGTGCCGGGTGCTGTGCCGACAGTCTGGGATGAAACGGATGTAACGGAAGACGCCGGTGAAAATGACTTGGCAGAGACGCAAGATTTGATGGTTGATTGTTTGCCGTTGGGCAACGTCAACATCATCTACAAAGAGCGGTCTATGTACGGCATGACGCAAAGCGGCGCGGGTGAGTACATATTTCGCTTTCAACGCCTGCCGGGTGTATATGGTCTTTTGGCTGCTGGTTGTGTAGTTGATACGCCGGTTGGTCATGTCGTCATGTCCGCTGGTGACATCGTTGTTCATACTGGCGGACAACCACAGTCAATCGCAAACGGGGTGATTCGCCGGTACGTGTTCGGGAACATCAATTCGACGTATTACAAACGCAGTTTCGTAATTTCGAACCCGAGCAAGAACGAGGTCTGGATTTGCTTTCCATATGGCAATTCGTCCGTGTGTGACAAAGCAGTTGTGTGGAATTGGGTCGATAAGTCGTGGGCCATTCGATCACTCGAAAACGCTACATACGGGTGTGTTGGTCAAACGCTAATTTCCGATACATGGGACGCAGATACAGAAGCATGGGACACCGACCCGTCCACGTGGAATGAAAACGACTATTCACCCGCAGAGCACCGCCTGTTGATGTCACACAGCACGCCGCTGATAAGCCTTGTTGACACCGGGTCAACGGATTTCGGATCGATCATCACAGCTACTGCTACACGCACAGGTATTACGCTCGGTGACGCTATGGCGATTAAAACGGTGCGCAGCATCAGGCCGCGCATTGATGGATCGACAGGTGCATCGATAACGATTGAGGTTGGCGCGTCAATGTATCCAGACGATTCGCCAGAGTGGAGCGACCCGGTAACTTTTACCGTTGGTTCATCGATCAAGGCAGACAGTTTCGCAACGGGCCGCTTCCTTGCTGTGCGGTTCTCGAACGTCGATTACTCGCCATGGCGGATGCGGTCGTTCGACATCGAATACACAAAAACGGGGAACTACTGATGGCGCGTTACAACCCGGGATTCGTAGAAGACGCAATCGTAAATCAGGAATTCCAAAAGGTGGCAGAGGCGCTCGATACGCCCGACAAATTCTTGATGCTGGTAATGCAATACGAGGCGCCGTCAAAGCCACGCGAGGGAATGATCGCGCTGTCCGATGGCACGTCATGGGCGACGGGTAGCGCGGGGTTCTACGGGTACTACGGCGGCTCATGGGTCAAATTGGGGTAAACAATGTTCACTGAAGACCAAAAAATTGGCTACATCGTCGAAGCCAATAAACGGGCACTTGCATCTAACGGCGCGTCCGACGTAACGGCGGAATTGCGCAAGATGGCGCAGGCGGCGAACATGCCGCTAGACGAAGCGGAACGGATGATGGGCTATAAACCGGGCGTGTTGACTGGCGGTTCTGCGCAGCCAGCACAACAAGCCAATCTCGGCATGGGCGGTCAGAACGCCACGATCCCGGGATACAACCCGGCAACACAAGGCACCGTTTACAACAGCCCGCAGCCATCGCAGCAAAGCCAAGTAACGCCGCTTAACCAGGGTGATCGAGCGAACTGGAATGCTCGTTTCGAGTCGCAGGCAAAGGCGCAGGGAAAGAGCGTCGGGCAAGTGATGTACGAGTATGCCAAGCAAAACAACCTGTCGAACGCCGATGTTGACGCGTACATGGGTTACTCGCCCGGCACCGCTGATTCATGGGTTAGTCAGAACATCGGATCTGGCGGTGCTGCTTCAGGTGGTGGTGGAGGTGCTTCTGCGAATCTCGGACTTGGCGCAGCGAGTGGCAACCAAAGCGCGGTGTACTCAAGTCCAAATTCTGGAGCGAACAGCGGAATGAACCCGCAGTATCCCGGTGTGAACAACGCCAACCCGTATCTTGCAGGAATGGGCCGGGACATCGGCAACCAGCTTGCCGAAACATGGCAACGCCAGATGCTGCCGTCTATCCGCTCCGGTGCTATGGCCGTTGGTGGGTTCGGCGGATCACGTCAGGGTGTTGTCGAAGCGAACGCATTGAACGACCTTGGCAAGAACTACGTTTCCGGCCTGACGAATCTATACGGCACGGACTACACCAACGCACAGAATCGCGGGCTTCAGAAGCGCGGCATGGACCAGTCGTATGACCTGGGCCTGCGCAACAACGACCTTGGCTTCAGCAACCTTGATTACCAGATCAACCAGGGCAATTTCGGGAACCAGCTTGCTGCGGCTAACTTCGGTCTTGGCGTTCAGAACAACCTGATGAACAACAACTTGACCGGTATTAGCGCTGGCACGAACATCCAGAATACGCCGCAGGACTATCAAAAGTACCTGAACAACGCCGGCAACGCGGCAGGCGGCGCAGGCGATACGCGCATCGGCACTACGGTTAGCTAAAGGAAAAACCATGGCATTTGATCTACTCACGGTGGCTATCGGTGTGCTGGTTGGTAGTGGTAGTGATGAACAGACGACAACGGCGAAGTCGGATTTGTGGGCGTTGGCACAACCGTACATGCTTCGGAATCTGCAAAACACAGAAAAACT